TTAACAAAGTCTAAGCCAAGGTCTAAGGCTGTGAAGTCTGTCTTGTCACGCGCATCTGAAGCCACTGTCCAATCTACTTGGATATGAGCGTCACCAATGTTTTCATCGCCTAAAACAATTGCGTTACTGCCTGTTGATATAGCACCTCCGGGACTTCCTGAAACACCTGATTGAAACCCTAAGAACATATTATTACTACCGGAGGTAACTGATACTCCTGCACTATCCCCAACAATAGTATTTGTGCCTCCTGTCAAAGCAGCCGTTCCAGTGCCTTGACCAATGATTATATTTTGAGAGCCTGTGGTAACACCACCACCCCCGTTGGTTCCCATGATTACATTGTAAGAACCCGTAGTAACCGCATTACCGGCAAGGCCACCCACGACGGTATTCTGAACGCCTGTGGTGACTAACTCACCTGCGCCATAGCCTACGGCTACGTTGTATGCGTCAGTAGTCGAAGTAAAGTTTTGTATTTGTAAAGCGGCTCGCCCAATAGCCACGTTTCTGTCGCCTTTGGTATCAGCACTAAGAGCATGAGTGCCTACTGCAACATTGCTATTTCCGACTGTAAGCGCGTCACCTGCGAGACTACCGATAATGGTGTTTTCATCGCCCGTGGTAAGATCGCCTCCTGCTGAAGAACCCACTGCTGTGTTGTTAGAAGCTGTGGTGTTATCTTGTAAAGAATTATGCCCAACTGCTGTATTTGAAGCACCTGTGGTATTTAATCCTAAAGAAGAAGAACCCAATCCTGTGTTAAAACTTGCCGTTGTGTTAGCTGAGAGTGCAAACTCCCCAAGAGCAGTATTTCTTGCTCCTGTAGTATTAGCATCTAAAGTATTAACACCTATTGCAGTATTAAGAGCGCCTGTGGTGTTTGCTACTAAAGCAAAATGACCAACTGCTGTGTTGTTAGCAGCGGTTGTATTAGCATTTAAAGCTGCTCTACCAACACCTGTATTAGAAGCTCCTGTTGTGTTTGCTTGTAAAGCAGCAGAACCCAAAGCCGTATTGTTAGCAGCGGTGGTGTTTGCTACTAAAGCAGACTCACCCACTCCTACATTATCTACACCTGTTGTATTGGCTGCTAAAGAACTCTTACCAACCGCAACATTTCTTGTGCCTGTGGTGTTTGCTGTTAAAGCAGCTTTACCAACTGCGGTGTTGTTAGATGCTGTTGTGTTTGCGTCTAGAGCATTATGCCCAATAGCAACATTATCTCCACCAGTTGTATTAGCGTACATAGCATTAACACCAATTGCAGTATTTTCTGCCGCTGTTGTGTTTGTAAGTAATGCGTTTACCCCTATAGCTACATTTTCAGAGCCTGTGGTGTTTGCTTTCATAGACTCATAACCCACCGCAGTATTGTTGCTTGCTGTAGTATTAAGTATCAACGCACTCTTACCAATAGCAGTGTTATAAGAACCTGTAGTATTTGTGTATAAAGCACCTGCGCCAAATGCTGAGTTTCTCACGCCTGTTGTAGTGCTACTAGCTGCCTGATAACCAACACTAGTGTTTTCACCACCAGTAGTAATCGCGTCACCTGATTCAGCACCAATAAGGGTGTTCTTAACGCCTGTGCTTACTGCACTACCTGCGAAATACCCAACAGCAGTATTAAAAGCATCTGTAGCCGAAGTAAAGTTTTGAGCATTTAAGGCGAAACTACCCACCGCTACAGATTTACTGCCTAACGTATCGTCAAATAACGCTGCATACCCCACGGCTACATTTCTATCAGCATCAGTAAAAGATTCACCTGCAAGACCACCGATGAGGGTGTTTTGAACGCCTGTGGTGACTGATAAACCTGCTTGATAACCTACTGCGGTATTAAGACCTGACGCTCCAGCGTTTTGAGTTTTTAACGCTTGGTATCCTACGGCAGTACTTTCACCATTAGCATCCTCAGTCTTGAGAGCCTCAAAGCCCACCGCAACATTGCCGTCACCCGTAGTCAAAGCCGTACCTGCTTCATCGCCCACGACAGTATTATAATTACCACCGCTTGCGATAGAGTTACCTGCGTTGACACCTAGTCGTAGGTTGCTTGTGCCTGATGTAGTAGATGAGTAGTCACCTGTCACAGACAAGGAAGAAGGGTTAGTACCTAACTCGACAATAGCTGCTGATGCGTTCTCAGTGTATAGACGCTTGTCAGTGACGTTAACCGCTAACTCACCTTGTACTAGATCGCTTGCAGAAGGTGCGTCACCGCCTGTGGAACTGTTCTTAGTTACTATCTTTGTAGCCATAATTGTATACCCTTAGTATGTGCCGCCTAGTAGCGTACCCGCAGTCATGTTGTCTGCATTTAAAGTTGAGTTAGATTGTAAAGCTGAGTCTGCCTTACCGCCCTGTGTTGATGTAGCGTAAGCTGACGCGGCTGTGGTGGCTACATCTCCCAACCCTAGTGTAGTTCTAGCTGCACCTGCGTTAGCATCGTCTATTAGCGTAGCCCCGTAGGTAGACACCGTAGAGGCCACTAGAGCGTTGTCTGCCTTAGTGCCTTGGGTTGCTGTAGCATAAGCGCCAGTAGCCGTTACAGCGGCTGTGCCTAGCCCTAACGTAGTCCTAGCTGCCCCTGCATTGGCATCATCTATTAAAGAAGCACCATAAGTAGAAACTGTAGAAGCCACCAGAGCATTATCTGCTTTAGTGCCTTGCGTTGCTGTGGCGTATGCGTTAGCTGCTGTGGTAGCTACTGTGCCTAATCCTAGAGTAGTACGTGCAGCGCCTGCGTTAGCGTCATCTATTAAGGAAGCACCGTAAGTAGACACTGTGGAAGCTACTAGTGCATTGTCTGCCTTAGTTCCTTGGGTCGCAGTAGCGTATGCATTAGCTGCTGTCGTGGCTACTGTGCCTAGCCCTAGGTTGCTTCTGGCTGTGCTTGCGCTAACTAGGTCGGACAGGTTGTTAGCTTTGACTGCTGCACCAGAGAGTGTACTAGATGCACTTGAGGCGCTACTAGCGGCTGCTGTAGCACTGTTAGCTGATGCTGTTGCTGAGTTAGCGGAAGCAGTGGCTGAGTTAGCTGAAGCTGTTGCAGTACTCGCTCCGCTAGTAGCACTGTTGGCTGCTGCGGTTGCTGATGCTGCTGATTCGTTTGCTTTAGTTGTTGCAGTACTTGCAGATGTGCTTGCACCTGAAGCACTAGCAGCGGAGGCGCTTGCTTTTGTAGTGGCTATGACAGCCTGTGCTGTGACTAGTGTAAGGGTAGAGTCCGTATTGGAATCTCCCGCACCACCGTCACCTCTAAATATAGCCATGAATAGTCCCTACAGAAACAAACAAGAAAAAGAAAGGAGGGACTCCGAAGAATCCCCCCAGTTTGTTACCTATGTTTAGCCGTTGACAGCTATAACAAGACCTGCTTCTGGACGTAGTACCTGAGTACCGTACAGAGTGTCAGCAGTGTAAAGAGTTCCTAACCACTCTTGCTTGTACTGAGTTTGTGAGCGGATAGCTTGCTGCTCTGCAAGAACCATTGCGTCCTTGTGGAACAACATAGCACCTTTAACGTCACCGCCTGCTGAGTTAGCAGAAGCAGTTTCAATAATAGGCACGTTGCTAGAAACAAATACGTCAATGCCGTACAAGTTACCGATCTGTCCGTTCTTAACACCACGACCGTCTACAAAGTCAGAAGACATATAACGATCAATACCCATGATGGCGTTACGCAGTGAAGGAGGAACAACAAAGCTACGGTTATCCATAGGGGTGTCTGCGTCATCCAGAACCTGAATAGCAGCACGAAAGCCTGCGTCAGTGAATACGTCACCGGCTGCTACAGTGTCAACTGCATAAGCAGTAAGACCAGTAGATGCGTCAATGAAGCGCACGTTGCTGTGAACATAGTCAGAACCAGAACCGTTGTCATCACCGAACTTCTTGCCCAAGGCAAACAGATCGCTGTCAACTTGCTTTGCCAAGCCATAACCCGCATCGCCAGTGTAGAAAGCGCGGAGTGAAGCAAGAGCCTGTACTTCGGTAATGTCTTCGATCAAACGAGAGAATTCAAAGTGCTTGTCAATGTTTACAAGTACTTCAGACTCAACAGTCATCTGAACAGTAACAGCAGTGTTGGCTGCTTTAGCAGTGGCTGAACCACGGGTAGGTTTAGGGATATGAATCACATCGCCTTTCTTACCTGTCATTGGCATTTTCTTGACTAGGTTAGCCAAGGTTAGGTTTTGCTTGTATGCAGCAATTACTTCATCACTCCAGATTTCTGGGATGAACTTAGCTGCGCTTGTGTTGTCTACGAAACCGCCTGTGGCGGGATATACTGATGTAGCCATGATAATACTTCCTTAAAAGAGTTTTATTTACGGACTCTTCCTGTTGCGTATGCATCCATTATCTCATCACTCAAGGATAGATAGCGTTCAGGATCGTCCTGCATAAGTTTAATAATGTCTGAACGTCTATAAACTTTACGCGACTTAGCTTCACTACTACCTGTAGCTCCACCTGTGGAAGCGTTCTTAATTGCTTCCTTACGTTGCGTCTTCTCTGTGGCTACCGTCTGACCAACTACTTGTTGACGTTCCTTCCAATTAGTGAAAAGTTCATCAGCGGCTTCATGGTCATAACTCTGGTCTGCCTGTACAAAAAGCTGTGTCCGAATCTTTGAAGCTTTGATCCAATCAGCAAACTTAGTATCAGTCAGGATGTTTTGCATGTCGGGATGACGTTGTTGCAATGCAGCCTGTGCTGTACTCTGCTTATACTGTTGGTTCTGTGCTTCAGCCGCCTTGATTGACGGATGATTCTTAATAGCCCTCTCGACTGCCTTGTCGGGATCAGAGAAAAAGTCTATGTCTTCTTCAGGTTCTGGGGTTGCTTTTGTTGTGTCGAGTTGTGTCTGGATATAGTTATCAACGACTGATCTTAGTTCCCCTACTTCTGAACTTTGACGGCCTAGGAGCTTCTCAGCTTCTTGGTGCATCCGTACAATCTCTGCTGTACTCTTGTTCTTATACTTATCGGGGATGTCATCTTCGGGAGCAGGGGTTTCCTGTTCAGGTTCCTGTGCCTCTATCTGACTGATCTCTGCTTCGTCTTCTTCTGTTTCTAAACGCTCGTCTACTAGTGTTGCCATTATTAAACTCCGTGAGTAAACTCATTATGGAGGTGTATTATGTAGGGCTTCCCAGTATTAGGAATTGGCCTTACGCTCTTGTTGCAGTTTCTGTGATCTATTCTTCATCCACTTTCTGGTAGCACCCAAAAAATCTCCAGAGATGGGATCAAGCTTAGATCGAACTGCGCTTATAATCTTTACGGCATCCTTGCCGCATACTTCACATTCGGTTGTTGTACACTCTGATTCTCTGTATCTCTCAGTTATGTGCGAGTCCTCACAACAATACTCATACATGGCTCTCATTGTATTTCTTCTTCCGCTTGCTCTATAAAGTCTTGCTCTGCGGTGTCCATCTGAGCTTCTAAGTTCAATAGATTAGCTATTACGGAAAGTTGTCCTTTGCGGAAGCGTAGGTCATCTCCATCTTTAGTTAGTTCTATTGAGTTAATTTGTACCGCGCTAGTATTTAGATCGTCTAGTAGCTGTTTCCAACCTAGTGATCCAAACATCATTCTCATTTCACGGTAATATAGCTCAAGTTCTTTGTCGATCATACTGTTTCTCCATAAGGACAGTTGATTAAATGTAGTTTACCTAGTAAGTATACCATAGATACACCTAAATGTCAAGGTATTTCTTACTTACTTAGGCTTCTTCTGCTTATTCTTGAGGACTCTTGCGCCCCTCTTAGGCAAAGACACTGTAGACTTCTTAACTTTCTTAGGTGGTTTACTTCCGTACATAGTTATCTCCTCGATTTAGCACCGGAACACTTCCAACGCTTACGTGATAGGTTATTAGGTGTGTTAGGATCGTTCTGTTTAGCTTTAGACAATCCTTTTTTGATACCTAGGCTTCTAGCACAATAGGAATCGCCTTTAGAAGTCCCCGCTTGTACGCGAGAACCCCCACCTTTGGCCTTACCTGCCTGCCCATAGCTAACTTTCTTACCGTCAGCAGTTATCTTAACCTTTGCTTTTCCCTTTGACGGTGTTTTTGTTGGCATTCTTAACATCCTCTTCCAGTGTAGCTAGTTTTTTAAATAGTTCTTCAAACTTAGTATTAATCTGTGCTACTACACTCTCTAACTCTCTTGAACTTATCATTGTAAAGGCAATCCTTGTGGTGGTTGAGCAGGCTGTAGTGCCTGTTGTTCAACTTGCTGTTGTTGCGGTAGTGGTGTAGGCATTGGCATTGCTTGTTCTTTGATGTTACCTTCCTTAACTGCTACTTCACGTTCCTTTAGAAGCTGCCCTGAGATTTTAAGACGCTTCTCAAACTCTTTATCGTCTGCATTACCTACCTGTAGTCCCGCAGTTGACGCTCTTATCCGATCAATCTCTAGCTCCTGTGGTATAGCCTGTGCTTCTACTTCCATCTTCTGCGATCTAGCGGCAGACTCTTGTGCCTGACCGTTAAGTGCAGCAGACTGAGCAGCTTTAAACTCCATTTCAGCTTGTTGTGCTGCTTGCTGTGCTTGCTGTTGCGCTTGTTCAGCTTCAGGATTAGGCGCGTTCGCTTGCTCTAGTGTAGCGATAAGCTCTTCACGGTTAGATAGGTTCATGTTGTCAATGATGGACATTACTAGCTTGGGATACATAGGAGTATCTGGAGACATGGTTTGTAGAAGCTGTACTAGCTGTGTAACTTCGTACTCACGGGCAATAATACCTAGTGAGCTAGAGGTATGGAACTTGTAGTCAGCTACTGGGTACATCTCAGGCTCAAACTGCATGTAGCGCCAAGCTGACTTAGTAACAAACGGGATAAGGAACGACTCTTGGAAGTTAATCAATGTACGCTTATGACGCTTAATGATAGCACCTAGAGACATAGAGACACCTGCGGCAGTAGACTCACCATTTACTGAGCCTGCAATACCCGCAGAGTCAATAGCACCTGTAGCTGTCTGTACCATTGTCTGTAGAGCCTGTGCTTGAGCAAAGGTAATCTGACTGACTTGTCCAAAGTTAAATGGCTGTAGGATTTCAGAAGGGTTGCCGTTAGTTAAAATAGTTTTTCCCGGCTGTATAGAAGGTTTAGCCCCTCTAGGCATACGTGACGCATCCATAGCCATCATAGGATGGATGGTGAGGGCAAGAGCGTCTATCCTAGCGCGTAGTTCTGCGTCTAACGCCTTCTGTGAGTTATAGCCTTTCTCACATACGCCTCTGCCCCAGAATCTGCTAGGCACAACGTCCCACGGGAATGACACTACTGGGCGATCCTGCATCATGTAGGGGTTAGCTGCTGCTTTGAGGAGAGTACCACCGTTGGCTATAACAACAATAGCTTCTACGTAGTAAGTATCTTCTTCTTCCTGTACTTCAGCAAACTCAATAACTTCTTCGTCTTCTGCTTCTTCCTCTTCCATTGCTTGAGTAAGCAAGTGGCGCGGCACAAGGCCATAGTACTTAGTCAGTCTGATCTTGTCATCATCGTAGCGTGACAGGTCTTGATCTGGCTCTATATCAAAGTCTGGAGTAGCTAGACCAATCTCCACAGTACGGTATACACCGCTTTCCTGTAGTTGTTCTACGGAGTGTGAAGGTACAAACTCATCTACAGCACAGCCCAAAGCTGACTCAATGTCAGTGGCTACAGGGTCGATAAGGAAGTTCTGGGGCATTACAGGTCGAAGCTTAACGACAGTGCGGTCAATTATGTTGACACCTACAGCTTGCATCTCTCCACCCATAACAGGCTGAGTAGCAGGTTGCATTTCCTTAACTTCCTCTAAAACAATCTCAGCAATGCCTGTACCGAATACAGCAGCGTTGATTAGACACTCAGCCACGCCTTTGCGTACCTTGTTCTTCTTAAAGTCTTCGTCAAGGTGCTGACGCAGCATAGCAACGTCTTCGGGGTTCTGATCCATAACATCGTCTTTAATGTCAAAGAACTTACCACGGCCGAAGGTAGCTTCTTCCAACTCAGCTACAGATGACTCAACAGCCTGCTGTAGTGCAGGGGAGATAATCTGTGATCGCTCAGTGGTTCTTGTCCTGTCTTCCGAAGACCACTGGCCGCGCCAGAGTCTGTAGTACTCTTCAAACTTGTCGGAGTAGTTGGCTACGTAGTGATCTCTCCACCCATCGCACTTATTTATTACCCAATCTTCTAGGTGCTGCTCTCTCGCGTAGTTTTCTTTATCTTCAATCATAGTTAGTAGCCTGCGTATTTGTCGAGGAATTCGTAGTCTTCTTCTTCATAGTCGAAAGCGTAGGCAACCTTTGCAAGTTGATCTATGTACGCCAAGGAGTCTATCAAGTCATCGTGGACTAGTGGGTTAGGGAACTGGAATAGCTCATCGAGGAACTCTGTGTTCCACTTGCCCTTGTTTAATGTGATGTTACCATGCTCAAAGCGCCCCTGCAATGCCCACACAACACGATCTATCTTCTTCTTGTTGCCGTGGGTAAGCTCCTCTACGCGAAAGAATCGTTGGTTCTTCTTCATCTGATCGCTCAGATAAGGATACACAGCGTTCTTTAAGGCTCCTTTTTCAATTCCGACTGCGAGGGGCTTGTAGTCTCTGACTGCTTCAAATATGCGTCTTGCGGTCTCTTCGACACCCCAACGGCCATGTATAATATTAGCAACCCACCACCCGTCCACACCCGCTTTAACCACAGCAATTGCCGTCTGGTCAAGTCTTTTGGTTTTAGTCGTAACTTTCTGTACATCTGCAAATCCTGCCAAATCGACAGCAATGTAAAAATCACCATCTTTAGGTTCTTCCTCGCTAAACTTAACATCATCTTCTTTAAACAACTCACTGCCGTGAGCTTCAAACGAGGCCATAAACTCCTGACGAAAGCTAAAGGCTGACATTGATTTCTCAGCAGCCCGTATCTCTTCTGGGTCTAGTAATGGGTTGTCGAAGCTAGTAAAGTGATAACCTGCCCAATCATCATCATCGGATACACTAGCGTATGTAAACAAGTCATAGAAGTGATTACGTCCCATTGGCGTACCAATGAACATAGACTCACCCTTCTGATCCGCAAGAGCAGGGCGTAGTATCTGTTCCCACACCTCTGGCTTCATGTCGGCATACTCGTCCATCACCAAGTACTTTAAACTAACACCACGCATAGTCTCAGGTCTATCTGCACCCTTGAGGGTTAACAGCGCACCATTGATGAACTTGATCTGTAGGTTGTTAACGTGGCTAGAGGCTATGACACCATGACCTAGCTCAAGTAACATCTGCCACATAATGTCCCTAGCCTGCCCCTGTGTAGGAGCAACGTAGAACACTTGGCCCTTCTTGGCTGACAAACAGTTTAGTATTAAAGCCCAAGCAGCTAGACGAGACTTGCCTGTACGTCTACCTGCGGCTATAACTTTAAATCTTGTAGTGTCTTCGTAGACTTCTTGCTGCCACGGGAGTAGCTCAACCTTTAAATCAGCCAAACTAATAGCACCACATTACAGGAGACTCATTACCGTCAATACTGCGGATGTCAACATGCACAAAGCTACTAGCAATTCCAATTCCTGTAAAGCCCATTTTAATGGCCTCTTCAACAATCTTGTACCGCTGTATTCCATTGCTAACTTTAATATCCGCTGCGATTCCTTGGGCATGGGTTCCTGCTTTCTCCTTCTTCCGTTCGATTGGGTGGTCTTCTGATCTGAAGCCACTAGTGATAACGAAGGGGAACTGACACTTTGCTCTTAACATATCTAACTTCAATAGTAAATCATCACTGATCTCATTGTCGCCTGTGTACTGACAGGCAAACTCTTCTCTAGTGAAGTAATCTAAATCGTTGTTAATGTTATGCATCTGTGTATTCCCCTTCAATGGGTTCCGCACCACCAGAGATGACAGTAGTCTCGCCACCAACTCCAGTAATGGATATATTGATGGCACTCTTACCTCCAGAGTCTCTGTCTTTCTCAAAGTAGCTGACGGGTAGTAATCTATCCATACAGAGCTTCCAAGCCGCTGCTTGGTTCTTATGATCATCGTCCAAGGCTGCTGACAATATACTATCCAACACCTTCCTACTCTTAGGAGATGCTAGCATTCTAGCCTTGTAATCATTAATGATAGCCGCATCACCCTTGGGTCTGCCTAGGGCCTTGCGGCTACCCTTGGATTTTGACACAACTGTTGACTTCTTTGGTCTGCCCTTCTTAGGCTTATCTATTTCTTTAGTACTGCTCAAAGCATACCCTCTTGTTATCTTATGTATACTTATGTATGCTTTAAGAGATTCTTTAATTATAATCTTTAAAGCTTTACTGTAGTACCTATAAGGCGATTGGTTATCTTTATGTCTTAATATACTATATATTATATCATATATCAAAGTAAAAGTCAAGAACTATTTACTAAAGCCCCCTAAATAACCTGCCTAACTAGTGTCATACTTGTGTCAATACTTATGTCCTTTAGTACACCCCTGTATACATAAGGGCCTTGACCACAGAACCACAGGTAGATCAAAGACTTACAGGTACACACATGGATACTGTTGTCAAGCCTATTTTCCCTCTTTTTTGTATGTCAGCGGGTACTGATAACACGTGAGCAAACTTTTGGCCCCCCCCGTGTACCTTTTTATCCACAGGTTTTGCACATGTTACCCACATGATAGCCACAGGATACACACAGCCTATACATAAAGCATACATAAGGCATACACAAGTTATACACAGGGTGAGTGCGTGTGTGCCGTATGGTACTATAGCACACACCTGCATCCCTCACTGTATGCATACACAGGTTGACACAGGTAGACACACATGATAATAAAAGGCTGACGCACTGGTGGCGAATTGGTATATAAGGTAGGCAGTAGGGTCATGCACAGAATGCATACAGTTATCTTAGGTCATGCGTTTAAATCATTAGACAATAGCGCACAAGTCTATAGAATAGCGGCATACACACACAGACACACAGAGGTAATACAGCATGGATAGATATCAAACACCTTTATTCGCGGAGTTAGTAGTCATACAAAGTCATTCAACCAACCACCATAGGGACATTCTAAAGGGCGTTGGCCTTATGGACGATGAG